CCACAAGCCCATGCCGGCAGGATCATCCAGCGGCCTTCGGCCGGAATATTCTGCTCGTCAAGAACCGTACCAGCGTCAACGATCGTATCCAGCACGTTGGCTTTGGTCAGCTGATGGGGATCATTGGTTGCGCCCATGTCGAAAGCACCAGAGATCGCTCCAGCGGTCGTGTCCTGGTTGTCGGCGTGAGCATCGGTGTAAACGTCGGCCAAGAAGCCAGTATCAACAGCGATTTTCATCTGCTGCGAAGCATCTCTGGACCAGGAGTCCATTAACTCGATGTCAGTCTGATGCTTATCGATGTCGTCACAGATAAAGTTGAAGTACTTCGCTTTATCAATCAGAAGCTCTTTGTTAGCAGCTTCCGGACGCTCGATCTGCAAGGACTGGCCCTTGCTGTATTCGCGGATCGTGATATCAGGGACCTGGCGGATTATGACTTTGTCGCCAACGTCTTTGATCTCGCCTTCATAGTCGGTGTTCGAAATCGCGGCCAACACTGTGGCTGCATAAAATTTGACCAGCAATTTGCCAGACCAAATCTCAGGAATAAAAGTACCGGAATACTGCGGAGTTCCCGCTGCGGCATTAATCATGATAATTCTCCTTTTTCATTTTAGGTTCCGGTACCCTTAAATATTACTTCTCAGTAAGCCTGATACCGGTTTGATAACTGTTTGAAATCTTATCGAAATCTGCTTCCACTATACGGCCTTTGACAAAATCATCCTTGGCCTTCAGGAAGTCTTCCTTAGTCGAATATGTCTGTTTCGGCTGTCCACCGGGATTCTCTCCAGCGTTGCCGGTTGTTTCTGGAACTACTTGAGCCGCAAGGCCTGTGGCCTCACCAACTACCGCCGAGGCAACAGGTGCTGCCGTATTGCCAGGGTAAGCAAGGAACAAAGCGATGACCTGCTTATAATTCCAAACCTTGAATGCATGTTGAAGTAAGACTTTGCGAGGAACCTGGCTCAGAGGGTCTGTATCCTCAAGCCATAGTGCAAACTTCGGATCATGGTTCTGAGTTCCCCAATCAGGTATTGCCTTGCCCAATTCATCGTAAAACGTATCCTTGACAGTCATTTGCTGCGTAGCCTCAATATTGTCAAGCCTCTGCGTAAAATCAGAATTTGGCGCTGACGATTTCGGCTTAGTATTTTCAAGGGTACTGACTCGCTGCAAGAGCTGATTAACAAGTCCAATCGCCTCAACCATCTCAGATCCATAACCATCGAACTGCTGAGGATCAAGGACTATCTCCGGTTGAACCGGGGTGGCCGTGGCAGCAGGCTGTGAAGCAGTAGTTTCGATAACGTTACTGAGATTAGCGATAATAGCTTCTTGCTTAGCCATGGCTGCGCTGACATTCTCGAGCTGAGTTTTGAGCTCGTGAGTGTCCTTGTTATACATGCCCTGTAGAACATTGTATTTCTGTTCAAAGGCAGAGTCTTTAACCGGCGCAGGGCTCTGAGTGTCAACAGGGTCTGCTTTCGCAGGCTCGACTGTCGGCGTCACGCCTGAGTCTTCGATAGCCGGTTCAACTACGGACTCAGCCTTGACTGGATCCGCTTTCTTGGGTTTCTTGGCTGCCTTTGCACTCTTCACTGCGGCATCGGCTGCGTCTGATTGCTTCTTTACTGAACTCGGGACATAATCTGAATCTTTCTTCGGCATTGTTTTTTCTCCTTTTTAAGATGGCATAATTGCCTATTCTGGCGCCTGAGATCCTGAAAGGTATTCTCAGGGCTACCGGGAGCTGCTCCCCTTACATACTTACGGTAGTCGTAATAACAAACATGGAGCCGGATACAGAGAATGCTCCATCTCTTCTTACCGGGGCTCCTATAAAATCGGCTATCTCGTTGTCTTTGTAGATATATATCCCACAGCGCCAACGGTCTAAGCCTGTGTAATTCATACGGGTTTCAACTCGAACGTGTTTCTCGGTCATGATCGCATCAAGAGGACCACTTACATCATCAAACTCTTCATGGTCCTTAGATATATGCATTACTGCCTCAAGGTTGATACCATGCTTCATTAGGGCTCTATTCAATACTTGTCCGGAAAATACAACGGCTTCATCAACCTTTGCGAAAGAATAATCCTTAGGCTCTTTACTTAGCAATGTTTGCAGGTTGTCAATGTCGTGGCCTTCGATCTCCTCTAATGTCCAGTTGACTTTATCCCCCATTTATAGGTCCTCCCATGGCCGCTTGAAGCTCCGTCTTATTGACTGATGCCAATGGCGCACTGGTGGCCTTAACTATTCTAATGCCCTGCTCAATTTGACCTTGAACTATGGTAACATACGGATGAAGCGCGAAGCCATGCTTTGCTAAGACAGCTGCGATCTCTTTTTGGCAGTCTTCTGCCTGAATCTGTTCTTGTGTTAGTATAGCCATGTTGCCCCCTTTATTAGCTTATTATGCTTGTTGATGGTTAGCTTATTCTGCCATGAACATTTCATACAGGCTGATATGGTTCTCGGTCAACTGTTTTGCCTCATCCAAATCCTTGATCAAGCCTTTAATGAGCTCAAACATCGTCGGGCCAACTTCAATCTCCTTTACGGCTTTTCCGGCCTCGCCATCCCAGGACACTGAACCATTTGCAGACTGGATGCCGAAATCCTCGTTTTCTTTCTCGCTGAAGGCCAGCTCAATACGCAGATCGTGAAGCAGTTTGATGGTTTTGAAATCGCCCTGCGGCGGCAGCATGCCAACTAACAAAATTCTGTCTTTGACTGTAAAATTCATAATATTCCCCCTTGTTTGTAATGGCGCATTGTGGCGCATTAATTATTACCGCGACAATTAAAGTGACAATCTGTCGCGATTATCCTACTGAAATCGATATGGTTACAAAAGCACTAACTGCATTCGATGGAGCCCCGTCAGATATAACTTTGATTGCATCTCCAATCGCTACAACGTTGTTATCAGCTGGCTGACACGAGTCTCGGTCGCCGGCAGATGCACCATTAGCGATAATTACTGTCTGAGTGACATTTGTTCCACCGTTAATACTGGTGGTCAAGACACCCTGAGCACCCGGGTCACCGGTCACAACAGAGTCAACACGGACGATAGTTCCGGCAACAGGACACGGAAAGTAAACAGCATTAGCACCTGATATATCCGATATCACTGCATTTAAAGCGATTAATACCTCATCGTTCCACTGGCTTTTATTTCCCCATCCCATAATTTATTCCTTTTTGATAAAGCCCGGGGAGCGGTTAGACTCCCCAAGCTTGGTTAGTCAATCTTAGGCATCAACAATCAATTCATCGGTAATGTGGCTCAGTCCACCAGGACCAGCAAATACGGCCCAGTAAGAATCCGCGCCAGCAGCGGTGATCGTAAAACCCAACGTACCATCAGCGGCAGTAACAAAGCTAATGACATTATGACCAGCTCCGGACTCGGCAACCGAACCATTGGTAAGAGTCGCAACACTGGTATCAACAGTAGCATGAGTTAGGCCTGTGGCCTCATCGGCCAAGAAGAACTGACCAGATACAGGCACTGCCATATTGACGCCAGCAGCATCTTTGAACTGCAACTGAACTGCAACTGAACCAGAAGCACCAGTCTCAGAAACCGTGGTAATGGAAGCCCATCCACCGTCAAGGCGATTAAGTTCGGCAGTCGTAACTGTGGCACCGTCCAGGATGTCTGCTTCGGCCAGCGTGATCTGCGCGGTACCGGCTACCAGGTAACCAGTTACGTCAGGCAGAGTCGCGGTTACAGCGGCGGCCGTCGAGGCGGGAGTCGTCAACGTATATACGTCATCGCCAGCGTTGTCGGCGCATATGATCTGCATACTACCTTTGTCGGCAGTGTCCGGCCATAAGACCAATGTTCCCAGGACTCCACCGGAGTCGGCGCCGATATTCATCGTCGGCTGACCGTTATAGGCCAGGGTAGATGTTACATCAGGCAGAGTGATCGTGATGTCACCAGCGGTAGAAGCCGGCCCGGTCACTGTAACAACATCGTCACCGGCATTGTCGGCACAGGTAATAACAAGCTTACCCTTGTCGGCAGTGTCAGGCCACAAGTTGATTGTTCCGAGGACTCCACCAGAATCCGCACCAACATTGATGGTAGCCTGTCCGTCAACCAGTATGGTTCCGGTCTGCGTCGGCAAGGTCACCGTGATATTACCAGAGGTATTACCATTAGTTAACGTGATAATGTCGTCGCCTGTGTTGTCGGCGGCCTGGATCAAGATCTGACCCTTGGCAGTCGTATCCGGCCATAATATGATCTGACCCTTGGTACCGTCAGCATCGACACCAGCGTTAATGGTGGTCGCGCCTAAGGCGGTGACATACAAATTGGTTGTGTTCATTAGCGTGCCGGGGTATGCGCCCAAGTAGAGTGACTCCACGTAAGCGGTCCCAAGCATGATCTCTTCTCTCCATGCCATGATGATATTCTCCTTGTTAAAGTGTTAGCCTATAGTGGCGAATTGTATTAGTCGGCTACAAGCCGAGCTCGTGGTCTATTCGAAGTGCCTGCCATGCACCGATGGAGCTGTGTGCTCATCCAGTGTCAATTGACTCAGTAAGTCCTGAAGTACCCTGTATGCACCTGAATACTCATCAGATAGCACACCCTGAGTTTTGCAAGCAAGATCTGCAAGGTACCATTGGTTGTCCCTAATATAATCCACCAACTTGAGAAAATCATCCGTATTCTTAAGTCTATGAACAACAGGAGCTATATGCTCTGGCAGGTTCTTAAGCACTGCCTTCAGCTCCAGGAACTGACCATGATTCAGTGGATGCAGTGTGATCGGCCATAACGTCCATGTTAACGATACGAGTCATGATGATCATAGTTTTGGTGTAATGTAAAACACCAAAGCCCTCATTACCAAGCCGATTAAGATCACTCTCAATCTGGCTTGCTGATGCTTTCTTTGTATCGATGACTCGAAACCGGTCACTCAATGCTGCCTTGATACCTTCGTCTGTTAATTGTACGTCCATAAGCGCCCCCTTATAGGTTTTGTTGGTTACCAGCCCGTAGCTTCATCCAGGGCCTTTTTATAATTCTTGGCTGCCTTTGAACCACGAGGCTTATATGCACCGCTCCGTAGTTTCTTACGGCCACCTTTCAACGGCTTCTTGGTTCCCTCGTCGGGATCGTAAGACGTTGTTTTCTTTACCAAATATTTGTCAACCTGTGTTGAATTGTCTCCCATTTTATTTACCTCTTAAAGCTTGGTCACTTTGATTTATTAATCCCTTGGTCCTGGGGCTATGGTCGGAAGACTCGAGCCCTCAACCGAAGGGTCAATTCCAGGTGATGTAGGGCCTACCGGGGCATCCGGTATAGCGCCACCACCAGCCACGCCTGTGTCTATCGGCATTCCATCGGGTCCAACTTCGCCACCAGCCTGCATCATTTCTTGCTGCTGAGCCATGATCGCTTGCCGTTCCTGCATTTCCTCTCGATCAGGGACGATGTCCTCTGATGGTAACTTGAGGCTTTTGACTGTTTCCCTTAAGATCTCCGCTCTGCCCGGCATGCCGATGATTTCCATGTCGATCGGATTTGCTGTCCGGTCTAAAAATTCCATCTGGCGTACCTGGAGCTGTTCGGCTATCACAAGATACTCTGAGGCCCGAGCTACGATATTGATATCACCATCATAGTCGAGGTCATCGTAAAGCATCATGTTGATAAAACAGTCTTTTATCACAGGCTTGATAACGTTCGTATCGATATTTACAATAGCATCCTTAATGATCTTAGAGGATGCTGACATAAGCATAGATAGCCCATGAGCGGTCTTACCTGCTCCACCTTGCTGTCCACCGCCATGCTCATACGCAGGCACGCCAAGTTGCTCGCCGGCCTGCCTAAAGAATTGATCATATATAATCAATAAAGAATCGACCATCGGAGTCGGCTGATAGAATCTAACAGCTTCCCTATTCTTGCCCATGGGGTCTGACTTTGTTCTCCAGATCTTCCAGGGATATATTGACTCAGTGTCCTCGGTAGCCTTCATACGATCATAGCTAACTTCAACCTGGGGTCCAGATGATATCGCCATATTGTTAACTACGGCGCGAGCAGCTGCGTTACATACCCTCTGACAGTCTTCCATCAGCTCAGGCGGAGCATTTCCCCAAATTGAATCATTACTCGAATCGAATGAAGCACCATAATAAGGTACTTTCTCCATAGGGTCAGCATTGAGCCGAGCCATGATAACCCATCTGTCTATCAACTGAAGTGTTACGGGATACATCTTTGCAGGGTCCTTGACTTTCTTGTCCTTCATTCCCCACTCTTTGAGCTGCTTTCCGGAGGCCCATCCGTGATATTCGAGGGCCTGGATGATCCCCTCAGGGTCCGTTAACTCGTTCGGTCTGTCCTCTAAATTAGCACGCTCTTGATCGGTCCATAACCAATCCTGCATGGTGCCTGCGATGTCCTCAAGTAGAACAGCGTCGATAGCGGCATCATTATAACCAGGTACACCCTTCATCTGTGCTATCTGGTTGCGGCGCATCCGAATCCTTTCAAATAGAAAACCGTCACCAATATACCTGGAACCGGGTGCAAAATACATGTCAAAAGGACTGACACGCTTCCAATATCTTTTGGGCTCCTGAACAACCTCGGGTCGTTTTTTGCCCTCTTCGTTCTCAACCCATTTAAGGACCTTCTTATTTTGGACGATAGGACCTTTAAGGAAGGCTGTCGGATATGTAGCAAAATCCTTAATAAAAGATTCGATCTCTTTATAGAAGTCACCCTCGGTCAGAACGTCATTCATCTCAGTAGCAAGGCTCTCTGCTTCCTTGATAGCCTCTTTGCGCTGACCATTTGTCACTTCCCTGCGGATCTCGTCAAGCCTCTCACTTACGATGTCAGGTGTAACAAAGCCAAGGTCGCCGCCCATACTGTCGGCAATCTCCTGAACCTCTTTAGCAACCTGGCCGCTGATAGCTTCCTCGATAGCTACCGGAAGGTCTGCAACAGGAGTCGGACCTACATCCCAGGGCTTTTCCCCAGGCGGAAGCAGGACGTCTTTAATCCAGCTCTCTATGGCCCGGCACTTAACATTGCAGATCATCATAAAGATCTGAGAACCACCGAACTGCTGTATGTGCTTTAAATCATCGGAATCATAGACACCTTTACGCTTACGCATGCATCCAAGCAGTCGATCTTCGATTTGCCATTTATTCGACTTTGCACTCTCCCAATGGTTGCGGACATGGCTTACGAGCCCTGATATGAACGGGTCTACAGTCCCAACCTCGGCAAGATTAGCCCTCTTGGAAGCATCATACTGTTTGTTGCTCTGCACATTTAGCAGGTTATTCTGGTTAGATACGGGCACTTGATCCGGTATAGCCCCTGATTGTCCTAATATTGCCATTATATTATCCCTGCTATTATATCGCGTTCGGGTTTTTGCGCTCGCCTGCCGCACAATTTGATTCAGGCCATCTCTTTTTGCTGCCGCGCCACTTGTTTCCATTCACTTTCTTAGAAATCATAATTCTTTTTTAATCCTATAGTTATGATGTCATTAGTTCCAGAACCCTTGGTCACTCCCAGGACTCTGTTATTGAGCTGTTCAACATTCTTATCACCCCGGTACGACCAGCGGTGATGATCCCTTATTTCATACCTCCAGGTTTCATCGGTACTTCTCCAGGTAATCCATACCTTGCAGCATGCCGGAATAGCCATCGCACCAGTGAACCTCTTATAGGTCTCATCGACTGTCCACTTGACACTTTCCCAACCTGGAATAGGAAGGTCCCCTCCACACATAGGACACTGTAATTGTTTAACTTCTACCCATCCTTGCTTCGACATGACACAATAACCCCCGTTATCTACATGCATAACCAGAACGCCCAAAATACAAATAGAGCTATAGTTATGGCGCCCGGTATGATTTCACCCTTATCCAATAGAAAAACCCCTCTCATTTAGTATATGTACTAATTGGGAAGGGTAAACCTTCAGGACTAATATCTTAGGGTAATCTTAGGTTACGTCCATCCTCGATGGCCTGCGTTGGTGTTCAAGACACGCTCACGCTCCACCGTCGTCTCTGTGATTAGCATTTGGGCATCTTGAGCAGCTTCAAACATGAATGAGTGAGCAGTTGCAAACACTGCGAATGCATCAGCTGCGTTACTCGACCAGTCATGCAAAGGTCTGTCACGGTACACAGCTAATTTCTCGTTCCACTCTTTGCGATAGGCATCCAATGCGGCCAGGCCCTTCTCCGTTCCCTCTATATCAAACCAGCATACAGGCAGAATGCGTCGAACATTGGCTATCTGGTCCGGCTTTTCAAGCTTAGGTGCTGCCTCGAAGTTAATACCGGCCTCATAAGCTATCTTGCGCCTGGTCTTACCAGCTGTGTATTCATGCACGTCAATATCGTGAGGCGCCACCCATCTACCGAATCTGTAAGGTGTCTCTCTACAATAATCCGCATAATGCATCATACCTTCCCCGCTATTTTGATAATAATGCAGGACATGGATCTCTCGACCGATATTCTGTGTGAACCATATTGAGTTAAGGTCATTATACCCAAGGTCCCACCAGGTATCGACAAGTATCCCCTCTTGATAAGGCACAGCACATATGTGATTAGCTTTCCGGAGGTTGGTCATTTGGACTGCATAGTAGGTTCCAAGCAGCGAGGCAAAGAAGGCTTCATCGGGGTTTGATGGATGCTCCCTGAACATGAAGTCACCCTGCACCATCTCTTTAGTAACATACCAAGCCTTCTGCTCAGGTGTAAGGTGGATGTTCAGGTCTACCTCTAACTGATCGAAATACTTAGACAACCTACTCGGAACAGGAACGCCTTCAGGGTCTTCCTGGTTGAGCATATTGTCATACCAGCCAAAGAAAAAGAATTTGTACTGTGTCTTAGCAAGCTTAATACCATTGACTGACTCAAGGTACTTCCGGACATCAGCGTCACCCTCGCTCAATTCCTCCTTGGTCTTACGACCCTCTATCAGATCGGCCAGGGCTCGCGACTGTTTGGACATCTCATAAAAACGCCCCTCGCGGCCCTCAGCGGTCGATTCGATGGTAACTAACTGTCCAGGATGGATAGCGTTCAATGTCCCTGTAATGACCTCCTCAGCCTTCTTGGGGAACTTAGCGCACATCTTTCCGAACTCAGATATATGGACTAACTGATAGGTTCCTGATCTTCCAGATGTCGTGACACGAATTGAGCTCCCATTCTCAAAAGTAAGACTCTTTGAAGAGCTAAGCTTCGCCGGTATCGCCTTCCTAAGGATTTCGGGCAGGTTGTCGTAAGCAAACTTAACTTTCTTTTGGAAAAAGTCCTCAGCATCTTCTCTGTTATGAGCAATAATACATGCGTGTGTATTAGAGTTGAATAGGCAGATATCCAAGAATAACAAGCACATAAACGTTGTGATACCATGCTGTCTCGATTTCAGTATAAGGTTGCAAAACCAAATGCCCAGGTATAGGACCTTCTGAGCATAGTTCATTTTGAAGGGGATCCTTACCCCTCCAGCATCAACGATATGATACAGGTGATCCAGGCGCCAACGCTGCTTCTCCAGGTTTGATATCAGGTGCTCTGCCGCATCCCGCTCATCTGTGTCGAGCTGATCCAGAAGTCCCTGTAATTCATCGTTAATTTCCATATAAGCCCTACTCCTCTTCTGGTTGGATTGTAACTCCAAGATACTCGCATGGACCATTGGCAAAAAGCTCACGATAGTCCCCTAAGAACTCCGACCACTCCCAACGCTTAAGCTCGATATACTTGATAGTCCTTCCGTGCATTTTTGCCTTTTCAATAGAATTAGCAAGCTCCTCTAAGATATCCATATATATAACTTTCATATCAGTCACCCCTTTGTTTTCCTTCATAACCCCATACCCGGGTTCACTGAAGGAAAACCTTAATGATTCCAATGTATTATGGTAGCCGCGCCTGGTTCCGCCCCAGGGACCTTCGAATTATCGGTTCGATGCTCTACTGGCTGAGCTACACGGCTATGATTCCGGACATTTTGTCCTATTAGATACAAGGTCTTGTACGTTTTTGGTCAAGTTATTGTATGGTGCGCGGGGATGGAATTGAACCATCACAGCCCGTAGGCGTTGAGTTTACAGCCCAGTGAGCTCACCTGTGCTCAGAAATTCCTGCCTGTCCATTCCTGCATTTGCCTCGTCCTTGATACACTCGGTAAACAATAGGCAGTCCTGGCAATCATCAGCCACCGGACAGTCCTTATTCAGTTTTATAATGTCAGGATCTTTCATTCTTGCAACACTCCATGATTTATTTTGACAGTTGAAAGACAATAGCCCCGAACCTTGTCATAGGCCCGGGGCTTTAAAACAACATATAAGCTGTATAATACTGACTCAAAACAACATTTAAGTTGTTACTTCAATGAATCAGAGACATACAGTTCGACAACGATCGCCGGAATCTCTTCATTAAAGGCAGAGGCTTTAGACCATCCAATACCACCGCCAGAGTTAACCACGGTCTTACCGGAGTCACCAACAACCTGACTTGCACCACCACCTATTTTGAACGATACATCAGAGCCACTCGCAACAGCACCGGAATCATAAATAAAGATAGCATGACTGGCACCGAATTTCATGGCAGCAGCTGCTATACGTCCCTCAAGGCCTGCGACTGTGACATCAGAGCCGGTAGGCATGATGTATAACGATCCCATGTAAATACCATCAACAGGGATACCCTTGTTCAGGGTTGTAGTCCGGAACTCAGACTCAAACAGCAAGGCCTCTTCGATATCATAATCGGAAGTGTCTTTACCAAGGCGCTTGGCCTGTTTGTAGGTGATAAACTCGATCTTGGACATAACAGAGCCCATAACCTTGTAAGAGAAGTTACCAAGGTCGGCATCGATACTGGCATCAGTATCGGCACCATCAACGATAGCAGCATGATTGTACGTGCGTTTGGGTGCCTCAATGGTCTGATTCAGCGTCTGCGTGTTCCCTTTGTTATCAGCTGACTGAGACTGACCCATGGACTGGTCTTGTCCTTGACCCTGTAACTGACCCTGTAACTGATCCTGGCCCTGTCCCTGACCCTGTCTCAAAGTGTTTTTGTTAACATTTTTGTTATCAATGTCGACGTCAACATCTGAGGTGGCCGTGGCAGTAGCCGTGGCATCAGCATTACCACCAAAGGCGGTATTCACATTGGTGTTGCGGTTGTCATTATTGTTATTCACTGTCATACCTGGATCCGAAGGCTCAACGATCGGGACACACTTCCAACCCTTCTTCTCCTGGCCCGGCGGACACTTCCAGCCGGTTGCTCCAGCCACATTAGCACAAAAAAACGTAAGCACGATTGCTCCGATCAATAAAAGTTTTCTCATGTAGCCCCCTTTTCTTGATTAAGAAAATTAAAAGAATTAAGAATATAATATTATATTATTCCAACATTCTATACTTTCGCCATACTCTTTAAGTTTGTTATTGAACTCACGAACGGCCTCATCCATGGTGTAACCGACTGCATCAGACTCACCATACAGATCTTTGACCTGCTTCGGATACTTAATCTTAAACTCACCGTCTTTAAGGACACGGATGGTTCGCTTGAACTCCTCACCCATGAACCATATCCCTTCGGTCGATACGACTGCCATAGCGTTACCCCCTTTTTTTCTAATTGTAACACACTATTCGGAAGACTCGATCAGCCTGTCCCACTCACTGCACTCGTAAATCTTTAATAGGTGAACGCATGGATCAACACTCTCGCCATCCTCAATGTGCCATACGAACATCACTTGCCTAACATGGTCACACAGCAGGTTACCATCATCGTCACGAGCTCCAGCTGTTATCTGTAATAGCTTGGTAAACCCCTTGCTGCCGGTTGCAATAACTTCCCCGGTCCCTGAGTGAGTACCGTGAGCGTTAGCTAATGCATTATCGAAGCTGAGCTGCATCACACATAAGAGCAGTGTCATGATTATAACAAATATGAAGTATCTCATAATGTACCTCCAATGTAATGTAAAAGACTGAATATAAAGAATAATATGGTCATGGTGTCTATCATGCCCTATACAAACCCCGTCTTCTTGGCAGGATTAATTAGCCATGCTAAATCTGCCATTTGGTTTAGGTTGAGCTGCCCACGCTTCGAAAATTTATTGCATTCGACCATTTTATCCTTACCTGACAGCATCATCTCGAAGCGACTGCAATATGCCCTTTTATTTTGGTAGGACTGCCGACAATATTGGAACTCGTCACACTTGGCACAGATACCATAGGTACGCTTAAGGTCCTCTGAAAAAATCAAGCCGGGTGCCTGCCACATGCCGAGCCCTGTCTGTGCCTCTGACTGAGACTCAAGGTGATCACGCTCCTTGTCATGGTCCTCAGGCGATATGTCCTTGAACTTTAACGGTTTGTCCATTATGGCCCCCAACCAGACGCATTCTCTGACAATAGCTTTTCGATGCCATCAAGTTTCTTGACCTTGAGTAGCTCAATCTTAAGACTCAAGACCTTGGCCTTTAGTTCAGGACAATCAATATAGAGATTCTCCTCGAAGTCTTCGAGCTCGGTGAATATGTCTTTATATGTTAAGTTTAGCATTAGAACACTCCCATATGGTCAAGGATTATATCCAGGATGAACATACTGATGACAATCACAGTGGCGGTTTTGAGCCATTTATTCAATGAATCCAGTCTTTTATTGGTACCTTCGGCCTCGTACTTGATATGGAGCAGGGTATTGTATCGCTGCCAGCCGGCCTGGTCAATTCGCGCCAGGTACTCAACTACAGCCAGGTCATGCTGGCTCTTCTTGACTTCTGCCGCATTGGAACTCCAGGAACCCCAAACAGAAAAACCATCACGAGAATCTGTGGGCTCACCCTCATGCCTTACAGAATGAGGATCAGTGTCAGACACATAGTCATCGGTCTCAGACTTTCTGGGATTCAAGCAACTCAAAATATTTTTCATAATCCCCCCTTTTTTTCTAAGTATAGCACAGAACGAATAAAAGTCAGGCAGTGGCCACAGCCGGGCTTCGCACCCGGCACGAAGATTCTCTGACCTTTAAGTCACGGTAGCATTGATTAGCACTATTCCTTGTCAACATACTCTAAGGCTTTAGATTACCCAAGGGTTTTAAGAGGCCTTTGGCAGCCGACTCATGATGGTGAGTTACCGTTTACACCGCTGGACGGTTGTTTAAATACATACGCTTGATTAATTAGTCAAGTCCTTAGCAATCCCCCTGTAAAATCTAATATATGCCGTGATATGGTGTGACTTCAATCTTGGTCGGTGTCACCTTCAGGTCAACAACTCTGCCACAATTAACACACTCTGTTGACATGCTCTGCGGAATCCAGCCCTTTATATAACTGGTAATTGAAGGCAGGTTCAACACGGCACCACAGTCCGGACAATGGTCTGATCTTTTTTTGAATGTTACTTTCATTGGTTTCTCCTACTAAATCAGTCTTTTAAGTGAGGTATCATTGGTTTACCCTGCTTCCGGCCGTCGATCTGAGCTATCAGACCCTTAAGAGTGATATCAACCCCGATCTCAACCTTTTCTGTAAGCATACCAAGATGCTTCTCAAGCCTTTCCAGACTACGCCCCTTGTCGTTAAACTTGAGCTTAAAGTATGGTACCGATAGCCCTGTAGCAGGATCAGTTTTCTCTGATATCTCGAGACCAGATATATTCCGTCGTACTTCCGAGGGCAAAAGCTTGAGGTTTTGAATGAAAAATCCCTCTTCATCAAGTAGTCCTCCTATGTCATGAAACGCGATACAGGCTTCCTCTTCGAGTATCCGCTCTTGACTAATAGAGTAATTTGTTAGGGCAGTCTTAGCCCCAATAGCCTCTAAAGCACCTTTATAGGCTAAGACTTTAGGGTCTTTTAATAGGTTCGAGGCACTTACAGAGGCAGAAGACTGTGATTTAGTTGTGAATACTTTCATGTAAGCCTTGTATTTCGGCAACTTAGGCTCTGCCATAAGAACCTGGATAAACTTAGCCTGACGAAAGCTGATACCATAAGATTTATAGTCCACCTCAGGGGTGGGTGCTGTTATTTCCATTCGAGAGCCCCGCGACGGCATGCGCGACCTTCATTGTGAAGACGGGCCTGAATGGCTCGCAGGAACTTTTGATCTTCAACCAGCCGGTCATGCTCTTCCTTTGACACTTCGACAGTTTCCTCGGTGGCAGACAGAACGGCAGCTCCTCTATTATACCCTTCATTGTATAGGTCTTCGAGTGCAACTCCCAGATCAGGATATTTGCATCTGACCTTTTCGAGTATATCCCATCTGTAATCGAATAAAGATAATATACCAAGAATCTTATCGAAGGCTTTATTTACGCTGCTACGCATATATGAGACCTCCACTGTGGATTCAATACGAGACATAGTTACTCCTTTACCCTAATCCAGCATCCAGCACATATTCATAGATATAGGCGCCGTTGTCGCAGGAGCCCACCAGCCGGTACTCAATATATATCACATCCAGAGTAGGATCTTGATCCACCTGGAATGGTATCTCAGTTGTGATATAGGCGGTGTTAAAGCCGGATATACGGCTGGAAAGTTGAAATTTAATGCTATCACCCCGATACCGATCGTAAACAAGATACTGTGCTATTGGGTCTCTGTTGCTTATTTCTTTGAGCGCTGTTCCTACCATCTCATCCCCATTACTTGACTTGTCAGATACTTAGCCTTTAACATCTTAGCTGCATTCCCAAGAGGAGCAGATAAATTGATACCATGATCCTCGACTGTTATCCGGTAAATTCCTACTGTGACTTCATGTCGGCCGCTATGGACGGTCCCGTACCTATGTCCGACCACCTTCATCTCTGCCGATGTACCGTTATTTTTCTGTGTGACAGTGATGCCGGACACTATGATAGCAAACTCCTCCCAGGCTCTATGTGCCAAACCCTCAGCGAGGATATTGAACCTTAGGTCTGCTTGGCCAGTGGTATACTTGATCTGCATTATTCAGCCTTTGATACAACATAGGTCTTGCCATCCGGAAACCTTATGACACCCTCATTGATAACCACAGACAACAGGTGGTAGTAATCTGCATACTTTCCTAATTCACTTATCAGCTTTTCTTTACAAGAAGCATCAGAGGACGTAACTTTCCAGGTGTCATAAGCCATATGCAGGACACGCTGTTCTTTGAGGACCTCCTGGATGTCAGGCTCTTCCGTAAACCAATCACACGACATCACCTCTATCTGACCATGCTTTTTGCCCGAACGCCTGTTTAACCATCCAGGTTGCTTATTGACCCTATGGTCGTCATACGGCTCCTCGTTCTTAAGCTTATCTTCAGCCTCGTCCATGGCAACAAGCTTGGCATTGGCACTCTTTGCACAGCATTCGCAGTCTCCGCAGCGCTCGAATACCATACCATCTCCTTTCCGAACTTGGCCAGACTCAGCACTCTCATCCAAATACATCTTGTCAAAGCAGGCTTCGGTCAAGACGCATTCGAGGCAGTTTTCATCGCATTCTTGCGCCGGATAAATAGGAAACGGCCTGCGCTTATGCTGGTCAGGCTCGACCATATCCATCTCGCCAGGGCAACAATTGCATACAATTTTTTGACTGCAAGTATACATGTGACCGGTCTCACTGATACAAACAGGACGGACTACCTGGTTACCGCATTCCTTGCATTCGAGAGTAATTTCTGGACCCATTTAACACCCCCTACCAGACATGATAACAGTCTGATAATTAAAAAGATTCCCACCAATGCAATCATTGACAGGGTATAAGCCCAACCCCGATAAGGTGAGGGTTTTATCGGGGTGGACTCATCTTCAAACTGGAGTGGATGAAGCTTAGTCTTCATTTTTTTGGTGCAGGGTTGTGAATCCAATGGATATCACCTTGTCGGTTGGTTTGACAAGTCGGCCGACACGAGTTTGCAGGTGATGATAGAGTGCCATCGGGTTTTTAAATTCTGGATCTTGATGCTTCTGCATGATGAATGCCGGGAGGTCCAGCACATAACATACCATGATATGAGTGACGATTCCGAGACCGGCCCATTCCTTATTGGTGGGATCTGTCTGTCTATGAAGGTTGATATGGTCACCGATCTCGATGGTTTCATTAGCGAGCTCGGCCTCCAGGGTAACAACGAAGTTTTGATCTTTCTTAAAGGTTGCCTTGTCAATCCGTATTGACACCTCCTGACCTGGCAATGTCATGTTTTTTGCGGCGTCTGTCATGTGTATCCCCCTGTTATATGTAATATTTTCTACTTAATGGCCATGTCAGAGCATAGCTAACGAGTTCCCTTGCTGAATACTCCTCGTCTAAGAAGAGGCATGAGAATAAATACTCGCACGCTCCAATAAAGCTAAGGAATAAATACAATGAAATCATTACTGAAATTACTGTTCTCAAAATGAACACCCCTTTCCAGATTTGACCAGGTTAAGCCCGGTTTCTGGAGTTAAGACGTCAAGTATATGCCAAGTTCCATGAGATATGGCAATTTCTTCGACAACATCCACCGACCCGTTATTGTCAATGTCATAAAACAGCAAATAAGTGCCATTAGATGTTGCATACCTGGATACCACATTAGAAGATGATCGATGTGTAACCTCAACATGCACATGATGAGCAGCTGCCAGCTCACACATAACCAGTGTCAACAGAAAAAGAAATATTATGAACGTATAGAGTAATCGTCTCATTTTTCTCACCCCTTTTTCTTATTATAACACAGCTGCCCTAAAAGTCAATCAGTGGTCTTCTTAGGCTTTTTATCCATGTAATGTGCTGGCTCCCTGATATCCTTTGGGAGTGGCTTCTTGAATGTCCGGTCGTAGTTATCCCGGTATTCAGGAGTCGTCGTCTTGTCCTTCCGTTTTTTGATGTGCTCCGCCATGAATCACCACAAATCCTTTCCGAGGCTTAAGTCCTGCATACGTGGCCACAATAGAACGCACCCGTCCTATCTCACCTTCACGCTGGATGGTGGCCATTGAACAGGTATTTGTATGCCGGCATGACCTAAGATCTGCCTGACACGATATGCATCGATACCAGTCTGTCATGTAAGCCCCCCGATTAAATATTATTTTCCACCAAAAACAGTAGTCTGTTTGTAGTGATCGCCAGAACCGCTTCCGCCAGAGATTTTCTTGCTCTTGGCAGCTGAACCTTCATTATCCTGCTTGGGTCCGCCCTTGTCGGCTGAACGATTGTCTGCGTC